CACATCTTGAGCGGTAAAGAAGTCGGTGATTTTCAAGACCAAACATCTCTCGACAAAGTCGCACTTTCTTTGGCGGCAGGAGATTGGAATACAACTCACAAAACGATGCTTGAACTTATTCGTTCAGGCGCGTCCCTTCATTATTTGATGAGGGAGATTCACAATTACGTTAAATCCGTAGGGCTTCCTTCGGAAAGACTATATACATTCTATGTCGTATGGGGAGATTTCGTGTTAAGAATGAACCAATGGCCCCTCGATGAAGAGTCCTTCGTGGACTATTTCATTGCGAGTCTATACGACATTGACAACAAAAAACAATAGGAGGAAAAAAATATGCCAAACCTAAACCAAAACGAAGCAAAAACGAACGAACAAAACAACGCAGGACTTCACCCTGAAGTCGAAGAGCGTCTCAAGTGGTGGGCTGAAAAGAACGCCAAGACTCTCGACGACGCAACAGGTGAATTCTTCACCTATCTGAAAACAGAAATGGGTGTTGACAATCCGAACGACGAAGATGACGAATTCATGGTGGATGCCGCCGAGACATTTGTCGTTGAACGACGAGTCATGAGTGGCGGAGCAAACAACGCTACACAACTTGTTGGATACTTCGTCGGCGTCGACCCAAAGATGCGAGACGGACAAGAACGAAAGCGAACCCCTGCTGTATCAGCCGCGCTCAACAACCTTGATGATGCAATTCAACAAGGACTTGTAGCACGCGCTTATACTGAAAACGGTGTATGGATGCTTGAAAAGAAAGACGGTGCTGTTGCGACAGAAGAACCTGCGGATACAAAACCGTGGTTCCTCTTCGACGAACAAGGTCTTTCGCTCGCCATCTTGCAGAACAATCCTGAATGGAGTCGTTACGGTGAACCAATCACACCGTTCCGCTATCAGCGAACGTATCACTTTCTCGGCAACGTCAAAGATAATTTCTTGGACGAACAAAGACTGTTGCGCATAACTGTTACATCAAACAATCCTGAAGAATGGTTTGTTCCACAGATGTTCAGCCCATGCACACTCAAGGTCCGACAACAATCAGCAAACGTCAAGCCTGAATGGGCTGATACATACAATGCTTATGCTCTTCCCGGTGCTTTGACATACGGCGATGACTTTGTTGATGAAGAAGTCCGAGCAGTCATTCAACCATCCAAGTTGATTCCTGAACTCAATGCATACATTGGTGATATGTCCACACTTGCCGAAGTCTTTGAGACGCGCCAAGAAGTCATACCGGGCTACAACCCTGTCGGCCCGATGGTCTTCGTTCGTGGTAAAGTCAGCGACATGCGAAAGGAAGCACGCGAAACCGAGTGGGACCCAACAGGTCATGACTATTCAATGAGCATCTCTTCTTTCGACCTCATGCGAACCTTCAACGGTGGTCGACGACAAAACCTTCCATGCTACATTCATGGTCTTCTCGGAGACGCGGGTCATCCCTTTGAAGTAGCAACCGACGACGGTTGGAAGCCATACGCTGTCAAGTCCACAGTCATCGTCTTCGGACGATTGAGTGTTCGTGCGACTGATGACGGTGTCGAACCTGCCATCAAGACTCTCGGTGTCTATGCTGTTCCTCGCCTTGCAATCCCCGCAGGTGAGGGTGGCGAGACAAGCCTTGACCAATACGGAGCGTGAAAAGAATGCCAAACTTGAATGATTTGAAGAAAGAAGCCAAGAAAGAATTTGACCCAAACACAGGTGAGACTGTTGAAGTTACACCTGATTTGGTCAACGAAAAGAAAAGCGACAGACAACCCATTGCTACATCAGTATGGGATGAAATCGTAAACGCAGGAGATACAGTCCCGAACGACATGATTCTTTGTGGTCTTGTAGGACCCGAAGGAGTCGGTAAGACAGGAATCGTTCTTGACAGCATGACGCCTGAAGAGAAAGCGCGCGGAGATGTAATCTTTGTGTTGGACTTCGACGGTGGCGGACAAACAACTCGCGTTACTCATCATCGAGAACATGCGAAGAACATCCGTTGTCTCAACCCAAGCGTTATGTTTGAAACACTTGATGAAGATGGAGAGACGCGTGAAGCAATTGATTACCCTGCTACACACCGACGTGTGATGAAGATTGGACAGACCCTTGTCGATTGGGCGGCGAATCCCGGCGACAGACCTCAACTCCATTCAGTCCTCTTTACTGCTGTCGACTTGTGGGATAGCGTTGCAACCAACTGTATGTTCATCGAAGACTTAGGAACTGCTCCTGATGGTATTGGTGCGAAGGTTGCACCACATCAACAGATTGGTATGCGATTCAATTGGCAGATTCGTTCGACACGATTCCACCAACTCACGACCATCGCTCGCACATTGATGTCGCTTGGAGTCCGCGTCTATTTGGAAACGCACTTCAAAGACCTACAAGATAAGTCGGGAACTGTCATTGGGAAGAAGGCCGCATGGGAGAAGTCCACAGCAAACTATCTCAATCAAATTCTTTACTTCCACAAAACAAAGGTGCGCGGTGAAGATGGTTCTCCGACAGGTGAAACGCGATACGAGGTTGAGTTTGTCAAGTGCAAAACCAATCCTAAACTGCTCGACCAACGTCGAACAATCATGATTACAAAGAAGGATGAAATGCCACAATGGTTCGGACTTCCTGAACTCCGAGAGGATGGAATATGAATTGGAAGAAGACAGGCACACCCGCTCACAATAGTGCTGTTGAGCGAAGCGCGGAAGACGTTGATGAGTACGAAGCCAACCCCACTTGTAGTGAGTGTGGTGGAAGCGGAGAAATCATCATAGAACAACCTGTTCGCAACTACGAAGGAGAGTGCGTTGATGTTGAATTCATCAATCATCCCTGCGATTGCATCTTCGTCAAGTGGCAAGTGCTACCTGAAAAGAACTGTAAGCAATGCAAAGGAACAGGTCAAGTGCAAGAACGATTGCTCCATCCTGACACAAAGGAAGAGTTTGTTCGATTCCACGACTGCGTCTGTTTACGATACGTCCGAGAGGTGAAAATCAATGAGTGAAAAAGTAAGACACATCATAAAAAACAAAGCCCGATTGTGTGGCTCGCAAGGTAACTACGAGCCTGTTGGCACAAATACTGAATTACTGTTGTGCAACGATTGCCGAACAATACACTACACTCAAACAGGAGAGTGGCTATATGCAGACAGTGAAGCACCCGATGAAGGTGATGATTGAATGAGTCTTGTTCAAGCAAAATTCGATACAGAATCTTTGTGTGCTTTCATCAACGGCTTCGGTGAAGGGGTCAACGACCTCCGATGTCAGATTGCTAACATGAAGATGACTGCTTCCGTTGATGTCGAGACACACTTCTTTAGGAATTCTGTTTCGATATTGATGACGTCAGATGGAGGTTCGTATAAGCAGGGCGATGTATTCATTCCCCAAATCGACAAGGTTGTTGCGTTCCTCAAATTCTGTGACAGAAAGACGCCTACGATGTTGCGTCATTCAGCGGGTATTCTTACCTTGAGTAACGGTGACGACACATACACAATACCAACGTATCGCGATGTGCTTTCATACGCAAGTGTGGAGCGCGCGCATTCAGCAATTGACAAAGCAAAGAAGAACAGTTGGGGTTTACTTGGTCGCGCGAAAATTCAAGCGCATGGCTCATTCATGATGAGTGAGTTGCATGGCCTTCAAACCATGACCAAAGCCACATCCAAAGATGCACCTGTCCGTGTGTCAGTAACCGATGGACAGATGAAAGTGTCAGCGGGTCAAGCAAGAGGCGCGCGTATGACAAGAGTCATTGAAACAAATTCAGAAACCACATGGGAAGATTGCGAATCAGTCTTCTCTTCTTCACTTCCTTCGTTGTTGAGGATTATGCCAAGCGGTGTTATCCATTACCACATGGGAGAAAAGAGTGCGTTGATTTTGGACAACCAAGACACAGGTGCGCTTCTTGTTTTGAAACATCAGGAGGGTGTTGATTGATTATCGACGTGACTTACTACGATGATTCAGCACCCTTTGTTTACAAGCGATGGCGAGATGAAGACGGAAATCTCATCGAGAAGGTTCACGACGACATCTTACCCTACATGTATATCCCAAAGGCAACGAGCAACTACGCTATTGAGCGCGCGCTAAGAGGTTATCCGAACGCAGAAGTTGTTGATGGTCATTGGGAAGCATTGGACGGGACGCTACTTAAAAAGGTGACATCGACCAATCCATTCGACATCATGGCGATGACCAAAATGTTCTCATCAACCTACGAAGGTGATGTGCGATTTGAAGACCAAGTCCTCATTGATACAGTCAAAGAGATGCCAAAATGGAAGCCGCGCAAGTGGTGGTATGATATTGAATGCAACACAGGTGATGACAAATTCACGACTGTTATCGCTGTCATCGACTCCGACCTCGACACACCCGTTGTCTTTGCATGGGCTGATGAGCGAACCAATTGTTCATTACCTCATACTCAAGCGGGTCTTTGGGATAGGAGTGTGCGAGACATAGAATATCATCTGCGACTTTACACTTCGGAGAAAGACATGTATGACGGATTCATTGAGTTCCTTCAAGCGCGCAATCCCGACATGATGATTGCTCACGCGGGAACATTCTTTGACATACCTCACATGATTGAACGCCTTGACAAGATTTACGGTCATGGCGGTGCGTCGAAGTTAAGTCCTATGGGTGTCATTCGATACCCAAGAAAGGGAGAGCGATACAGATACGACGCGCAACCTATTGCAGGACGCATTCAGTTCGACACATCAGCACCCGAAGGCACAGGGACAGGATTTGAACGTGTATGGAAAGACAGCGGAGGCGGACAATTACCGAACCTCAAGTTGAATACCATTGCTGAAACACTCGGACTCGGTTCAAAGTTGACCGAAGAGATTGAAGGCATGACCGTTCACAACGGTTGGTATGAACATTGGGAAGACTTCGTCGACTACTGTTTGCTCGACACCGCCCTCCTTCGTGGTATTGACGAAGCACGAAACGTGACCGACTTTTACATGGAGATGGTTCGACTTACAGGTGTTTCTTTCAAGTCTGTATCGAACGTAACAAACTTTGCGCGCGGTCTTATTTCACGAAGAACAGGACTTAAAGCAATGTCGCGATACAAGTCGACGCATGACAAATTACAGGGCGCGGAGTTCATTAGAAAGGACAACGGTCTCTATGAGAACATCGCTGTTCTCGATTACAAGGGGCTGTATCCATCGTTGATGACAGGGTTCAATCTTTGTTGGACAACGAAACGAGACGGACCCGGACCCGGCATTATTGAATTGGAGAACGGAACGTTTTGGGACCAAAAGACCAAAGGCATTCTCCCTCAAATCGTCGATTACCTCTTTGATTATCGCGACGAGTGTAAGCAAAAGATGAGAGACGCTG